ATGGAAATAAAGTTCCTAATAATTATTTAGGATTAGGTAAAAAAAATAATAAAGAAATAAAAGTAGATGAATTAAATGATAAATTAATTCTTTCAATTAAAAATAATGATATAAACTGTTTAATGGACTGTATTAGTAAAGGATATAATATAAATAAAAAATTTTATTCAAATAAAGTTACACCACTTATTTATGCAACTGAATTAGGTAATTTGGAAATTATTAAAATACTTTGCGAAAATGGGGCTGATTTGAATATAATTGATGATATAGGAAGTAATGCTTTTTTAGTTGCTGATATACTTGGTCGTCAAGATATTATCTCTTATTTTAATTCACTAAAATAAAAATTGAATAATAATAATTATTAATTAATTTATTATTATTATGACAATATCTTTGGAACAATCACCTACTCAACTAAAATTATTAAATGACATTGATAATTATATATCAAAAACAGTTAATAAAAATATTATATTACTTCGTCAAAAAGAAGTCATTCAATGGTTAATTGGTGATTTATCTTTTCTTCCTGGTATTGAAGAGAAAAAAAGTAAAAGTAAGAATAATGAAGCTAGAAAAAAATTAGAAGATGCTTGGGGAAGAAAAACATTAAAACTTAAAAGACCTGATTTGAAATTAGAAGGTCAATGGACTAATAAATTTGGTGAACACCTTTTGGAAGAATTATATGAAATACAAAATATAAAATATAAAAAGCCGATTAATAAAAATAATCATGAACCAGATTTAGAAGTTGACGAATGTGTTTTAGAAGCGAAAGCTGAAACATATTTTACAGAAGGTACAGCAGGTGAAAAAATATTAGGTGTACCATTCAAATATAGAAATGTTCCTAAACTTTATAAGAAACCATTAAAAATATATTGTATAGGAGGTGCTGAAAAAAGTTGTAGAGAACAATATGGTATATTAGAAGGTCCTAAAATGGATGCAGAAGCGAAAGATATGCTTGATTACTGGAGGAAAAAGAAAATAGAATATGTTGGTATTAGTGATGCATTAAAGAACCTAATTAAAGAAGATGAAAATAAAACACCAGAAGAAAGTAAAAGTGAAACACCTAAAAAAGGCAAAAATATTACTCTAGAAAAAGAAGAAAAAAATACATCTGAAGACAATGACACAGATGAATTAACAAAAATAATGAAAAATATAGAAATCAAATAAAAAAATTGTTAATAATTTTATTTTAAGAATTAGTTATATATAGTTAATAATGACTGATATTTATCCATTTATAAAATGGGTTGGTGGGAAAAGCCAAATTATGGAATCAGTATTTAATGAATTTCCAAAAATAATGTTGAATTACTACGAACCATTTATTGGCGGCGGTTCAGTATTATTTAATTTATTAAATAAATTAGAAAAGACAGAAATATTAGTGAATAATATTTATATAAGCGATATCAATAAAGATTTAATAGATTTGTATCTTAGTGTTAAAAATAATTATAAGCAACTAATTAAATATTTACAAAAATTTAAAAATAATTATGAGAAAGCTAATGTAATAAATAAAGAGAAAGTTACTAGAAAGAAAATAGTTATTAAAAAAACATTAAAAGCAAATATTAAAGAAGGTAGAGAACATGTTTATTATTTTTATAGAAGTATATTTAATAAATTAAAAATGAATAAATCTAATAAAATAGTAAAGAAATCGGCATTATTTATATTTTTAAATAAGACTTGTTTTCGTGGTGTATATCGTGAAAATACATCTGGTATATTTAATGTTCCATATGGTAACAATATAAATGTATCAATGTTTGATGAGAATAATTTAAAAAGAATTAGTGAACTATTAAATAAATATGATGTTCAATTTTCAGTACAAAACTTTTATGATTTGAAAGAAACAATTAAATATACTAACAATACGTTTGTGTATTTAGACCCACCATATTATCCGGAAAATGAAACATCTTTTACAAGTTATACTAGTAATGATTTCGGTAAAGAACAACATGATAAACTAATTGAATTTTGTAAGTATATAGACTATAAGAAATCAAAATTCTTGCTATCTAATTCAAATACAAGTTATATAAAAGATAATCTTAAAAAATATAAAATAAATATTGTTGATTGTAAAAGACAAATCAACAGTAAGAATCCAGGTGCTACAACTAAAGAAGTATTAATTTATAATTAAAGGTCTAAATTAAACCTTTTGACATAAGTTCTTTTAATGATTCTTGGTTGTAAAATTTTATTCCAGAAATAATAGGATCAACAGGTCCAACTACCCCAACAGGGCGACGTAAATAATTTTTTATGTCATCTAATCTTTTATAGGCAACTTCATCAGTTTCATTATTTGTTTTAGTTCTATCAAAAGCAGGAAATTGTTGGGTAGATTTAATAATATAAATAATAGTAATTTTACCATTGTTTCTGTATAAATATTTTTTATTGGATGTTATTTTATTTGAATCTAATACAAAACTAGTTTCTTCTCTAAATTCTCTTTTAGCAGAATCAAATGAAAATTCATTTCCATCTCTTTTACCACCTGGTACCATCCAATGTTTATTTTTAATGTCTCTAACTAATAAAACTCTATTTGAAGGAGTTATAAAGATAACTGCTGTATTGGAAGGTTTATTGGGACAATTTTTTGATTTATGGTCTGAATTATTTGATTCACAATATCTGCAATGATGCATTGCATGATTTTCTGTACATCCATTCACTTTACACCTTATACGCGCACCACCATATATTTTATTCTTTAATGCAATATATTTATTTTTATATTTTAAATATTTTTGAGTAAAATCCATATATATATATATAGATAGTTTATTTATTATTTAGTTGCATAATTCATTTGCATAAGATCAACTTTTAATGGTGGAACAGGATATTTATTTCCCTCGTACGCTGGACCTAAATAATCTCCTAAATCTAATTTTTATATCCAGTCATATTTATTTGTTTTTTTGCAATTTCACGTAAATCTGCCTCATCACCAATAAAAATACCATCAAAATCAGGAATAACTTTTTTAATATGAAATTGTTCTATAGTTGGATCAATATATATATATTCTGGTTTTTCATTCGTTCCGTTATTATAACGAATAAATGTATGACCCAATCCATTTACTATTTGAAAATGGTCATTATCTATTTTCATATACTGAGGTGTTTTATCTGATTTTATCATTAATTTATATAAAGAAAATGAAGTTCCTCTACATGTTCTAGAGGTTAAATCACATTTATTATCAATTATTAATTTATTAGTAAATTCATTTTTAATGAAATCTCTTAATTGTTCTTTATTTACACCACCTATTTGATTCTTAAGAGTTAAATATTTATTTTTATATTTTAAATATTTTTGATAAAAAAATTCCATATTTGATATATAAATAAACATAGAATTTGTAGAAAGATTTAATTATATAAATATAAAAATGTAAATATATTTAATGGCATTAAATTTAGAGAATCAAAATTTACAGAATCAAAATTTACCAAAAGCATATTGTATTAATTTAGATACTCAAAAAAAAAATATAGAAAACATTTATAATGATTGGTCTAAATATTTGAATATTGAACGTGTATCTGCAGAATTAGGAGGTCGTATAGGATGTCGTTTAAGTCATATTAAATTATTTGAAAGATTGAAAGAATTAGACGATCCTTATTTTATTGTAATGGAAGATGATGTTTATCCTACAAAAAATTTTAATGAAAATATATGGAATAATATATTAGAATTTATTACAAATAATAATACATGGGATATGATTACATTTGACCCATTGCTTCATTTTGATTGTAAATCTATTGAAAACTTTTCAGATATGTTTTTCAAAATAGATAAATTTCGTTCAGCTGGTATGATTATTTACAATGGTAATTTTTTTAAAAAAAATTTTAATAATATAAAAAAAATAAATACTTCATTAGATGTGACGATGACACATAATAAAAATTTTATCAAACTTACATATAAAAAGTTGTTAGTAAGACAATATACAAATAAAGGGTCTTTAACTTCTAATTCTTCATCAACTACTTGTTATGATAATTTCTGGAATAAAACAGAAAATCTATTAGACCAAACAAGTTTAAAGTAAACTTATTATCTATTATTTATATAATATGCCCGAAGTAGTAGAAATTAGAAAATATGCAGATTTTTTAAGTGATAAATTTAAAAATAAAAAGCTTAATGGAATTAAAATTTTAAAAGGTCGTTATAAAACACACGAACCATTTGAATTATATAATGAATTAACTGATAAGTTACCATTAAAAGTATTAGATGTTAAAACCAAAGGTAAATTTTTATATATGATTTTAGAGGATGATTATTATATTTTCAGTACTCTTGGATTACATGGTGGTTGGGTATGGTTAAATAATAAAAATGAAAATGAAAAAATAAATAACGAATTTATTAAAGATAACCTAAATAAATTTCAATTTGATAAATTATTAGATTACGTAGGTTCAACTTCGTCAAACCTAGGTTCGCTTTCAACGAACGTTCCAGAAGATAGATTAAATGGTTATTATAAAACAGCATTAAATAATTTAAATGTACAATTTATTACTGATAATGGATTTATGTTTTATTTTGATTCATTATCATTTGGTACCTTAAAAGTTATTAAAGGTGAAGATCAATTATCTAAAAAATTAAATAGTATCGGACCTGATATAATGGAATCATCTACTACATTAGATGTTTATAAACTTAAAATGAAAAAAAACACAATTCAGAATAAACCAATTGGTAATGTTTTATTAAATCAAAAAATTATTTCAGGAATTGGTAATTATTTAAGAGCTGATGTTTTATGGATGTGTAAAATATCACCGTTTAGGAAAATTAAAGATTTAACCGAGAAAGATTTAGAAAATATTTATTATAATAGTAGAGCTTTAACATGGGGTGACTATGATTATAAACAAGCGAAAAAATTAAAAATAATAAAAAAAGGAATCAAAATACCAAAAGATTATGATAGGGATTTTTTTGTTTATTACAACGATGAAGATATAAATGGAAAGAAGGTTACTAAAGAAGAATTATATGAAGGTAGTCAAAAAAGATTTATTTATTGGGTGA